AGCTTCGATATCAACTGCCGCTGCCGGACGCGTGATCAGGTGAAGGGCTTTCCCCCGGAGAAGCGATATATCAGGGGAGACGGGAAAAGACCATATCAGACATACAATGAATGGAAGAAGCAGGTGAGGCTCGGTTCAGTCGGTGATATTCCGGAGAACTGGAAGTTCAGCAAGAGGACGATAAACATGGACGTGAAGAACCAGCTTGCCCTGGTCAACTACTCGAACTATCAGACGGGCAAATATGAGTGGACCCACAACTGCCAGCGGTGTGTGCCGGCATATGAGCTGCGGCGCCGGGGATACAATGTTGTTGCGAAGCCTTCAACAGGGATATTTGACAAGCTTCAGATTGAATGGAATTCCATGTACAACGGATTCAAGAGCATCAAGTGCTCATCCGATAATCCGGCACAGGAGATTGTTGGTTACCTTAATTCGATAAGAGGGAATGCGAGATGTGAAGTATGGTGCATGTGGAGCAGGGACGAAGGACATGTTTTTGTTGCAGAGAAGATCGGAAAGGATGTAATATTTCTTGATCCGCAGTCAAACAGGATCAACTGCATCGATTATTTCGAGAAGGCGTTGAAGGGAAGTATTGAGTTCGGCAGAACGGATAATCTGACTTTCAGTTCCATTATTTCCGAATGCTGCGAATACATAGGGAGGTGAGATCATGACATATCAGGAAGCTGATGCAATCATCAGAAAGACATATAATGCCGATGATATCTGGGATCTTACCTATGCAGGAGAAAATGAAACCCACTTCCTTTTGTATTATGGCAAAGCTGGATACCCGCCTTGCCCAGGAATGCCAGGATTGCTTTACGAAAAGAAGACAGGAAGCATTGAGACCACTCCTCCGATTCCACCTCTTGAGAACATCGGGAAGGTCAGCCGTGATCAATTCACAACTCTTTTTGACATTCCTATAACCAAGGATTGGTAGACCTTCAGATTCCGAAAAACCCGTTTTTTTACGAGAAGCCCGTCTGCGGGCTTCTTTCGTTTAGGGTGACAACTTTCCCGCCTTCCGGCGGAGACCCCGTTATTCAACGTTTTTCAACACCTATCAGAGCAAATCAGCCTTTGCGCGCGCTTTCAAAAGCCGTTGAACGACCATGAAAGGCTTTCAACACCTTCAGATTCCGCTTTCCGGGGAAATGCTAGGCTGAAGGCAAAAAGCTTCATGACAGGAGGATGCAATGAAGAAATATCTTTTTCCACGCGTGTTCCTTGCCCCGGATGACGGTGGTGCAGGCGGCGGTGAAGGTGAGAAGGATCCCAAGGATATCGAGCTTGAGAATCTCAAACAGCAGCTTGAGGCTGAGAAGCAGAAGAGCGCTGAGGCAGAGAAGAAGCTCAAGGATGCCGAGGACGCCAAGCTCACAGAGGATGAGCGCAACGCAGCTGCGGCCAAGGCAGAGCACGAGAAGACCACTGCCAAGATCAAGGAGCTGCAGGCGAAGGCTCTCGGAATAGATCCCAAGTACGTCAGCCTGATCCAGGGCGAGACCGCTGAGGAGATCGAGAAGAATGCGAACCTGCTCTCAGACATGCTGAAGGAGAATTCCGCGGCTGTCGAGAAGAGGGTCAAGGAGTCTGTAGCCAAGACCGGTGCCCCCGGAGCAAGCATGGATACAGATGAAGAGGTCGATTCGGAAACCTTCTTCGAGTCGATTCTGAACAACAGCAAGGTCTGAACAGGAGGACATAGAACATGTTTTTACGCGAGTTGTCTGCAGAGAAAGCCAAGAAACAGCCCAAACAGGTTGATTGCATCACGCAGAATGCGCCGATTTTCGACACGATGGATTTTTTCCCGTCTACTCATGGACTCCAGCATGCCTATGAGAAGCTCTCCGAGGTCGTCGGTGGAAGGCTTGTCGGTGTTGACGAGGCCCTTCCCGAGGCAAAGATGGAGACCGAGCTCAACTGGCAGGATCTCGGAATCCTCGGTTTCAAGCTGAAGGCGGGTGTCGACAAGGTGAAGGTCATCAGCAATGGAAGCTTCCCTGCATACATTGCGAGACGTCTCCCGTCAGTCATTGCCAAGACATCAATGGACAGTGAGAAGTCGCTGATCTATGATCTCCTGAGGCCGTTTGCAATCAAGTCAAACAAGGTCATAGATGCATACTCATCTGCTTCGGGGAGCACCACTTACAGCATCATTGCCGTAAGATGGGAGGACGAACAGCTCTGCGGACTCTTCGATCCCAACGGATTCGGACAGGGCGCAATGTTCGACACAATCTATCTTTCGAACGGGGCTCCCTACGAAGATGCAAGCGGAAAGGATGTCTATGGGGCATCATTCAAGAGCTATCTTGGATTCCTTCTTGCAAATCCGCAGAACATCGGCATGATTGCCAACATCACCGAAGCTCACAAGCCCACGGCGACAATGATTGATGACATGCTCGATGACTGCCGTGCGAACAGTACGGGCAAGACCTTCATCTTCGGACATCCCAAGGCATTGAGAATGATCAGCGATCTGAAGGAGAGCCGTCTCATGATGGAACCGAGCAACACGCACTATTCAAGGCGCATCGGAGACTGGGATGGAATCGACCTGGTTCCTTCATACAATTTCAACAAGGGCACGGATCTGGCCGTGGACCTTTCCTGACGGAGGTGAAAGATGGGCATTGATTTCTCAAAACACATTCCGGCCGCAGATTCCTGGCTGAAGAAGGCCATGGCTCTGCCGAAGAACACCAGCGCCGACTCCGACGTTCTTTCTGTCGGAGAGGGCGGCCAGAACAGCTCGCTCTGCGTGAACGTGGATGTGAACGCTGCCATCACGCTGACAGCCACCAAGGTCCTGACCATCGCGATCAAGACCTCGGCCGATGGTACCAGCTGGAAGACGCTTCACAGCGAGACGTTCGACGAGGCCCCGACAGGCCATGTTCTGGACTATGTCCTGCCGCCCAGCTGCAAGGAGAAGGTAAAGGCCACACTGACCACCGATGACTCCTCTGCAGACGGAAAGGTGGATATCTATCTCACCTACATCCCCCGTTGAGGATGAGGCCGACCATCAGGCGGGCAGCGATGCCCGCCTTTTTGATATCCGGAGGACCTGATGAAGGACAGACGCAAGACAATCCGTGACCCGCTGACAGAGGTACGCATCGACATCTTGTACGGGGAACCTGATTTCTGCAGCCGTTTTCTGAAGAAGCTGGGAATTGATGATGACCTGAAAGGCTTTTCCGGATGCTGCTTCGACCTGAAGCACAAGCAGGAGGGGGTAAGGCGCTTTGTCGTCTGGATCCGTCCGGAGAAGGACAGGATTTTCCTTGTCGGCACGGTCGCCCATGAGGTCTTCCACCTCGCATTCTGCATCCAGAGGATGATGAACGATGCCGGTCATGTGGACATCATCAACGATACGAACGAGGAGACTGTATGCTATCACTTCGAATCATTGTTCAAAACCATATGGCAATGGATCCTCAAGGTATCAGATTCCGACGGATCTTCAGATCCTAAACTTGAGTCATGATCATAACGCTTGAACAGTACAAGGCCATTGTAGGCCTGAACGACAACTCTAAGGACCGTCAGATTTCCGCGCTCTTATCCGTTGTGGAGAGCGACTATCTGGCAATCAGGGGCAAAGCTTTCGATACGGACAGTGAAGGCCATACAGTCTATCCGGAGGGGAGTCTCAGTGCTGCAGCAGAGATGATTAGCTATAAGATCCTGACATCGAAGGGTAACGTAGGAACCTCGGCTGAGACAATCGGTGACTATTCCGTGACATTTTCTTCTGATCTGGTGCATGGTTATCCGCGCTCTACAATTCAGAAAATCAGGCGTTTTGCGAGGGCGAAATGAGCATTGAAAGCCTGTTCAACGCCACGGCAACAATCCTCTCATTCACACCTTCAGACGGAAGCTGGGGCTCAGTTGACTCCTATACAGCCGGATCCGGGGTACCCTGCAGGTTGCGTGCACTGTCCGGAAGCGAGTACCGGGACGGCAAGGTCCGGGGTGAAGCCACACACAAGGTTTATCTTCCTGCAGGAACTGCCGTCACCACTGCTGACAGGATCAGCATCGGAGGCAAGGTCTACGACATCATCCCCCCGATTACGGACGCCGGAGGAGGTGCCTGCCACCATCTGGAGGTTCAGCTGAAGGAGCATATCGGATGAGCCAGGTGACGATTCGGGACGGATCTGAAGATGCTTTGCAGAAGATTTCCGATCTGAGAGACATTGCCCTGGTGGAGGGTGCAATCATCATGGAGGGCGAGTGCATAGTCCGTTGTCCCGTGGACACCGGACATCTGAGGGGAAGCATCAGCCGGAAGATCCGCCTGGGTGACGGATCCGTCCAGGGAGAGACAAAAACGGACGGCATCGACGGGGTTCCGGAGGCAGGTGAGGCGGTCGTAGGTACCAATGTGTCCTATGCCCCGCACGTCGAGTACGGGACAAAGTACCAGAGGGCGCAGCCGTTCATGAGATCCGGCGCCGTCGCTGCAGTGCCGAAGATAAAGGATCTGTTCCAGAAGCGGCTCGGACAGCCGGTTAGGGTTAGCAGATACAAGGAGGAGACACATGCTGTTTGAGAAGGATTTCCTGGCATTGCTTCGGAGCCGGCTCACGGGCATCTGCAGTGTCTTCTACCAGAAAGCCCCGGAGAACACAGCCGAGCCTTTTGCGGTTCTTCAGACGGTTACGGCATCCGGAGCGATAGAGGTCGGGGTGCAGAGGCCGTGGATGCAGCTGGACATCTACGGAGCCACCGGATTCGATGCGGTCATCGTGGCAGAGCAGGCCATGGATGCCATCCAGTTTCACAGTGCAAGTACAGGGGAAACCCTGTTCGAGCATATAAAGGCTGAGCGCAGCCGAATGATCGAGTGCGAGGACGGTACCTGGAAGGTGCCGATCGACATAAGGTTCTACTGCAGGAGGGTTCAATGAACAGTCAGTACAGCGCAATCCACATCCCGGCAGGATGTGACGTCTATGTCGGGGATTCCGTGGAGTCCCTTGAGAACGTCGGTGTCATTCCCATGGACACGGACTCGAACATTGAGATCACCTACGACGTCTCAAACGTCCAGGGCTCAAAGAAGGAGCAGGTCCTCAGGTTCGTCAGGAACATGAAGGCCAAGGCCAGCACCGAGCTATATCAGATCCGCATGCCGGTGATCAACAAGCTTGCAGGCGGGATCATGAACATCACCAGCGTCGCCGGATCCGCAGTCTCCGGTGCCACACACACCATCGCAGCCGGCTTCGAGAAAGGTATGCTCTACATCCTTCCCGGTCAGAATGCCAGCGGTCTGGTTCAGACAATCACGACGGTCAAACAGGGAACAACATCCCTCACCGGTTCGGATTACAGCATGGCGAAGGATTCCTCCGGCAAATGGGGTATCATCCTGACTTCCGCCGGATCAGCTGATGTGACCAAGAGTGTTGTCGTCACATACGGCTATACTCCTGTGGCCCACTACAAGGTCACCATGGGTGACGCCGCTGTGGACATCGCCAAGAAGGTTGTCAGGTTCAGCAAGACCGTGGGAGGCAAGCTGTTCCAGGTTACGCTCTACAGCGCTGCCATGAGCAACGGCATCAAGCTGAGCTTCCCGGGCGCCGATGAGGAGAATCCGGTGAAGATACCGATCGAGCTCGAGGGAGATCTCGACACCTCACGCGCAAGTGGCGACCAGCTGCTTGAGATCATCGATGAGATCGGAGTGGCCTGAGCATGAGTGAAAGACTTTTTGATCTGAACGACAGGCAGAAATGCGTGACGGCGGTCATCAAGGTATCCGACAAGGAGTTCCGCATCTCCCGTGTTGTCACGGGGGTGCGGGTCACCTATTCCAACATGCTCACCGAAATGGGTGAGCAGCTGAAGGGTGTCGGAGAGATTGACACGGAGAAAGCTACAAAGGAAGAGATCCAGACTGCCATAGAGAAGGCCGACAGATTCGAGAAGAAGCGCAAGGCCGATCTGGACAGATGTATGGATCTTCTTCTTACGAAGAACGGCTATGAGTACGACAGGCAGTGGTGGCAGGACAATACGGATGAGTATGATGTCCGGAGCTTCATCGAGGCCTGCCTTTCAAAGGAAGCCAAAGGCTCAAAAAAAAAGTAGGTTCGAACCGGATCCTGGACTATGACCGTCTCTGTGCGGTCCTCGGAAGGTACTGGGACTACATAACTCCGGACTATTTCTACAACGAGATGGATATGTTCGACATCTCGAAACTGGTTCCGTTCATCCGGCCGGAGGAATACAACGCATGCTGGACCGGGCATGAGAGGACGGATCTGAACAAGCTCCGCAGTGACGGTGTGATCAGGGGAAACAATGGCTGAATCAGTAATCGGAACACTAGTATACAAGATCACAGGTGACACGAAAGCTCTGGATAAGGGTCTGGATGTTTCACGCCAGAAGATCTCAAAAACAGGTGACAGCCTTGTTGAGCTCGGAAAGAAAGCCACCAAGGTCGGCACCGTCATTTTTTCCGGCATATTCATCAAGAGCTGCCTCGAGGCAGCCAGCAATGTCGAGGAGTTGGGCAACAAGTTCGACACTGTCTTCAAGGGAATGGAGTCCAGCGCTGATTCCTGGGCTCGGAAGTATGCCGAAGACACCAACCGTGGTGTGACAGCCACGAAGGAGTTCCTGGCTACACAGCAGGACCTCAGGACAGGATACGGCGACTCTGTCGAGTCCGCCGCCCGGTTCTCCCAGGCTGTGGTCGGGGTCACAAACGATCTGGCATCATTTTCCAATGTGCCTGTGGCCGATGCCATGGCGGCCATCCAGAGCGGACTTGCGGGAAACTTCCAGTCTCTGAAGACCCTGGGTGTCGGCCTGAATGAGCAGATAATCAATGAAGGCGCATATGCCCAGGCGTTGGGAAAGACATGGTCCCAGATGAACAATCTGGAACGGCAGGAGGCCATCCTGTCCGGCATCATGTCCCAGTCCAAGAACGCCAT